ACGTACGTACATCAAATCGAAAATAAAAACAGCAAGTTACACGCTATCTCACTGCATATCTACTCCCCCCCTTGCCACAGAGCACATATTTATGGATGATGATCATCCATCGTTGCGCACTCTATTCTCTTGTAAACAAGTTTCGCAAAGATGATTGTGATCAGCAACAACCTCTTCATCACACAAGAAACATAACGTATCATCAGCATCATCAGTATCATCAACATCATCAACATCATCAACATCATCAGCATCATCAACATCATCAGCATCATTACTTTCTAAATAACTTTCATCACTTTTTGATCCATCGTCATCTTCTACAATTATCGCATCATCATCATCATCATCATCATCATCCTCCTCCTCCTCCTCCTCCCTATCACACACCCTACAAACCTCCTTCAAACAAGCACGACATATATGGTCAGGATATGTTTCACCAGCACAAAAACTACAAACCCGTAGTTCGTTCGTTTCATCACAATATGAGCATCGATAGGGATAGTGTGCAGGGCACGTCAATAGGGCATGCTCTTCGTATGGTCTAAATACCTCTGTCTTGCATTTTGGGTGTATTCGTTTATCACAATACGTACATTTCAAATCCTTTGAACTAACCTTCAACTTACATTCCCAACAATTCCTAACATCATTCAACATCGTATTATCGTCCCTACAATCATCTACATCACAAGATAGCTCACAATCACAACATCGGTAATGTGTCTTTCCTTTATACTGAGAGCAACCAAACTCTATGGTTGCCTTCTTATCATCACAAGCATCGCAATTCCTACACTCGTTGCACAACCCATAATCAAGTAAATCCTCCTTATCATCAACACACCACCAACAGAATTCCTTCGATTCTGTGCATATCTTACAGAATGCACCGAAACGTTTTGCACATGAATTACAAACATACTCTTTATACAGAATACCTTGAATCAAACAACCAGAACAAACTTCGGTACCTTCCTTCTTACAATGGGAACATACCCTGGGATGATGTTCCGGACAAAACAGCAGTGATGTCGCTGAGCGCACCCCCGGGAACCACTCTACGTGACATTCTCTGTGTATCGACCGATCACAACCTTCGTGATCACACCTCAACATACTCTTATCTATAGGGTCTCCACAATAACACCAACATGAGCTCATTTCTTGTATGGATATGAAACGTATGTTGTAGCACTATTGAACCACATAATAACAATCCAGAGGTCGGAGAAATCATTTTTTTGGATCCGTTTATTAAATAAATAAAAAATAAACAATCTACAGTGTCCCCAGTGTCTGAAGATAATCACACGTCATCCGTAGTATATCTGTCTTCGTGGTCTTACCCCTCTTCTCAACAATAGTAGGAACATTCAGCATAAGGTTATTAAATGCAATGTTTACTCTTCCTCGTCTACGCCTCTCAGATTCTTTGTGTAATTGTTCTCTACTTTTAACTCGTTTATCTCCAATGCGCTCTTTAGAAAATTTGTCAAAGATAGATTTGTCATTTTCTACGTGTCTTTGTATGCATAACCCTGTTTTTATAGAAATGTATTCCATAGCCATTTCAAGAACAGTAGCCTTGTCAACCCCCTCAGCACCTGGTATACAGGTTCTTAGGATACACAATTGTTTGTTTTCTCTATATCTTAACCTACGTTGACATTTCTTATGAGTGTCAAGTAGTTTTGTGTATTCGTTTGTTTGAGTTTTATGAGATTTTATAGTCTTACTCTTCTTACTACTACTTGTGTCTACTTCTTCTTCTCTTTTTCGCTTTGCACTTGGTTTATTGTTATATTCGATTGGTTGAATATGTATATCGTCTAATTGTTGCGTAGAAGATGAATTTTGGTTGAATTTGGATAGCACATCACGTATTCTTTCTTCAAACGTTTGATTGTTATCCATATCATTATCATTACCCTCATCCCTACAAAACTCACGATCATCCTCGTTACAGTTGGAGCACGTTTTGAATATATTTCCGAAGTCGATATATTCGTCGTTACGGAAAGGTATTTTTGATTCAAACGTTAGATTTTCGAAGTCGAAATCGGTATCATCGGAGTATAAATCGAAATCGGTATCATCGGAGTAGAAATCGGTATCATCGAATAGTTTGCTATCGAATAGTTTGCTATTGGATATTTCGTTCATTGTGGTATTTGATTTAAATTCTGACATAATTGGAATTGATCTAATTTTTTTGTGATGAAATAAACGTAGTCCTTACTATATTTTTTTCATATTTTTATGAAACTATTTTGTAATTAAAAATTACTCAACCGTAACACATTTAGCTAGATTACGTGGTTTGTCGACATTGCATTTTCGATATTTAGCCAGATAATAGGACATAATTTGAGTGACAATCACACTAAGGAATGGGAATATATCCAACGAGCAATCAGGAACCTTGAAAATATTAGTCGATAGATTATTCAGAGCATTGTTGCTTTGATTTGTGATGATAATCAATCTACCACCCCTTGACCGTACCTCCTGTATATTGGAAATAATCTTTTCATAAATAGGATCGGATCCATGGACAATGAATACGACTGGCATCGATTCATCGATTAAAGCAATTGGCCCATGTTTCATTTCCGCGGCAGGGTAACCCTCTGCATGGATGTAGGATATTTCTTTTAACTTAAGTGCACCTTCTAATGCGATTGGAAAACATTGACCTCTACCAAGGTAGAGAAACGACGTATTGGTGTGAAAGTCAAACATTTTGTTTTGAATTTCTTCAGTGCACATACGTAGGGTCCGAGAAACAAGAGTTGGTAGATTGTTTAAGCTTTGGATATCCTTCATTAATTCATCCTTCGGCAACGTCCCTTTCAGAGAACCAAGACACATACTAAGCATAAGGATAGCTAATATCTGACCAGTGAATGCCTTGGTTGATGCAACACTTATTTCGCTGCCAATTTTTAAATCTATCGAATAATCCGATAAGTTATCGATCGTGCTTTCCATCGTATTCACGAAGCCAATGATGATCGCACCCCGATTCTTAGCCAACTCAATTGCTGCGATCGTATCCGCCGTCTCCCCACTCTGTGAGATCGCACACACAACATCTCCTTTTTCGATAATCGGGTTTCGATAAATATACTCACTCGCGTAATCAACTTCAACACATATCCTAGCCTTACTCTCAATGTAATACTTGGCCATTAAACAAGAGTGCCACGATGTACCACAAGCAACGAACGTGATCTTATTCGTAGTACTTAGATTGTCCAAAATATCATCCAATTCATTGAATCGAATTTGATCGTCAAAAACACGTTCTTTCATACATCGTTCTAAGGAGAAAGATTGTTCGTGTATCTCTTTGAGCATATATGAATCAAAACCACTCATATCTACATCTTCTACTGTCTTAGTAACAATCGTTACCTCGTGTTTATTGGCTGAGAAATCGTTCGAAGAAGATTGAATCGAATACCCATTTTGATCCATAACAACAATATGTGCATCCTTAATGTAAATAACTTTCTTCGTGTGTTCGATGATTGAGATTATATCTGAGGATACTACGTAATTGTTGTCATCGATCAATCCAAGGATCAACGGACAACCATTCTTAATCGCTACCAGAGAATGGGGTATTGCTTTATTCAATACAATGCAACTATAACTACCTCTCAATTTTGAGAATACGAATCGAATTATATCAAGATAAGTATGCGTATCCTTCATGATATTCAGATAATAATCAATCAAATGTACGATAACCTCTGTATCGGTCTCACTTAGGAATTCATAACCTTTGATAACCAGGAATTGTTTTATTTCTAGATAATTTTCAATAATCCCATTATGTACGATCGATATCGAGCCTTTTGAGTTATTGTGTGGATGCGAGTTCACATCATTCGCAACGCCGTGAGTTGCCCATCTTGTATGACCAATCCCACAACAAACAACATCACTAAACGTGTGTTCGTAGGAATCTAACAAAGTTTTTAATTCATCGACCCCACCCTTCTTCTTAAAGACCTTAATATCATGCTTCGAATCAATATACGAAATACCCGCACTGTCGTACCCACGGTATTCTATTTTCCTCAATCCATTGAGTAGAAAGTCATTTAAATTATGGGTTTGCCCCATGTATGCAAATATCCCACACATCTTTATAGATAATAGTAAGTGTAATGTTATATACTTTTTTAACTTTAAGGGTGGACAATACAGGTACTACTAGAACAATCTTCAATATAATAAAATAAACTAACGTATCTATAATCAAATATACACAGAAATGTAAAAGAAATATCAACCTCGAAGTATTACAGCAACAACAAATAATTAAGTTAGTATGCTACTATAATTACTCAACCTCAACCTTCTCCTCATCCTCCTCCTCTTCATTAACCTCAACCTCAACCTTCTCCTCTTCATTAACCTCAACCTCAACCTTCTCCTCTTCATTAACCTCAACCTCAACCTCAACCTCAACCTCCTCCTCTTCATTAACCTCAATCTTCTCGTCTTCGTCGGTATTCTTATTCCACGAAAAATCGAATATGTGTAAGAACATGTTACTTACTATTACAGTTGAAAATAGAGGTGTAAACACTTTATTAAGAATAAACCCTATCAGTAACTGCGTTTTATACTGTTTTTCGTAGAAAATATAATGCAAAAGTAAGTACAACAAGGATGGCACTACAAACACACTTAATACGATGATTTGGTCTACTGTTATGTTTGCCATATTAGATATAAATACTACTGCATTTAATGCTCTAAATGGGGTTATACAAATTCTGAGTATATTTATTAAAGCGATAACCTTTGTCATGATTGACGTTCTTGAACTTGCAACCAATGTAAATGCATTTGTGTATGCATTTGAGGTCCATCGACGCCTTTGTGAAATGAAGGCTCTTAGATTTTGTGGTGTTTTTGTTAATCCTATCGCATTTTCACACATGACGATCTTACCTCCATTCTTGAGTACCTGTTTAGTATAGTTTCTATCTGTCCCCTGGTTTACACTCGCCAATCGATAAATATTATCAAATTTATTCGATACCTTACTATAATCAGATAAAACAGTCTGATATAAGGTCTCTCTATTTTTCAGTTTGATTAAAGATACGCAACCAGGCATACACAATACAGATTGTGTGATACTTTCCATACGTCTTCTGAGCAATTGATTACTAAAATATTGACAATATTGTAAGTTATTCCAAAAATTAAACACTCGATTACTGTTTTGGAAATCAACTTTAACAAAACCACAACAAGCATCTGCGTTTCTTGAATCACATTCTACAATTAAACGCTCAATACAATTCGGATCTAATATAGTATCAGCGTCGGTATGAAATATGTAGTCGAATTTACAAATACCAAAATTTTCATCCAAAAAAGTCTGGATTTCAATGTTTGTTGCTAACAATTGTTCGGATATGATCAAAGAGCATTTTTTACCGGTATTTTTCATTTTATCCAAAATGACAATTGGTTTGTTTGATTCTTTGGTCGAACCTAGATAGATCATACTTTTAACATCAACCCCTTTCCATGATTTAAACTTCAATTCAAAACTCTTCGCTATATCAACCTTTTCTAAAATTTCTGTACATAGTGAGGTGTTTCCATCAACGACTAGAAATATCGCACTACCTTCTACTTGGCTTTGATTCAGTATAGAGCACATGGTATCATACACTTCGATTGCTGTTTCCGAATAACATGGTACAATACTACAAATTGTAGCACGATTATGAAACGTAGTTTCCTTTCTATGCTTCACACAGAAAAAGGATAATGGGTAATACACAATTGAAAACAAAGAATCCCGAACATGTCCAATGGCGATCAGGATTATTGCATAGTAGCTACTATACTCATTGTTGAGTATATAGAATGACAAGACTAAGTTTATTGCAATATACACAATAAAGTTTATCTTAGACTGAATTTTGGGGGATATCGATCTAAGCTGTACCCATATGGACTTCAGAATCCTCTTTGTATTTAATAGTACTAGGAATGCTAAGCATGCTACGATTGCGTGTAATAGCGTAAACAATATATTGTAATACGTATTCATATTATGATATGAATATATGCCTAAATTGCTAAGTATTTTTTAATAGTTTATCACTCGACCACCTAATTTTTCGTAAGATTGGATTACTTCATAATCAATAAAATTTTGTTTACAACCAATGATAACCAATTTATATTTTTTCAGTAACTCCAAATTAAATTCAAACTCTTGATCATACACATTCGGATCAACAACATCTACATTTTTACCATTCTCCTTAAGGTGTTTTACCAACTCCAAGGAAGGTGAAAATGCAGTAAGTGTCTGATTTTCCTTAAATCCTACACCTAAAACTAAAATATCATTTTCCTCAATTTCACAAGCACGTTTTTTAGGCCTATCTCTCATTAGAGCAAATGATTTTCGTAGTAAGGGTAAGTCGTTTGTTTCCGCATTTTTAAATAAATATATCGGATTCTGTGAAATACAAAATCCACCAATACCAAAACCTGGATAAAATGGCATATAACCAAATGGTTTGGTTGACGCTGCACTTACAACTTCATTAATATCAACATTTTTCTTTCTACATAGATCTGCAATTTCGTTTATATATGCAATATTAATCGATCTGAAACAATTTTCATACAACTTGCACATTTCTGCTGTCTCGGACGAGCTCACGGGGACTGTTTTATCAATCACTCTACCATATAGCTCCGCAATACCAAACAACGAGTTTTTATCCAATCCAGATACCAATTTTGGGATTACCTGGCAATTATCATGTGTCCCAGGGGATACACGTTCAGAACTCATACCAACCAACACGCCACGATCTAAGAATTGACCGAAAATCTCCCGTGTTGCTCCAACGTAAACTGAACTCTCTACAACAATAATGTCTCCTCTACTCACTACACCTTCCAGCATTTTTCGTACACTCATTAACGGGGAGAGAACAATATTTTGTTCCTCGTCAATATTTGTAGGCACAGCTACTAAGTAAGCGTTGGCGTCAGCGATATCATTCACATCATTCGTTAGTGTAACTTTTTTATTTTCAGTGTACAATGGATTTAGTTCATTGATTCTTTTTGTTGAAATATCGTACCCAACAACATTATAATGAGTTGAAAACGCATTTATCAATGATTCTCCAACATATCCACATCCTACAATACATACTTTAGTCGACATTCTTTTTATAAAAAAAGAATTGCATATTACCAAATAGGTTTATTGGCTATCAATTTAAAATACCCAGTAGATGTTAGCTCTAATAAAAACATATTTCCATTAACATTATTGAAGTATAATCCCATGATCTGTGTCTCTGAAATATGCATGAGAAAGACTTTATTCGGAATTTTGCAGTAGAAAAACGTTTGAAAAAACGAAAGCCTAGAAAACTTAGCGCACATGTAAACCATCCTTATTACAAGAGACGACATCCGCAACGTTTCAATATACGGATGTCCTTACCAAAAAAAGAAATTATGATATGTCGTCTTGATCCTACAATTGCTAAAAAAACCCGTTCCAAATACATATTATATATTTGGAAGACGATTTAGAAACTGCTCCAAAATCTTTGAATGAAAAGACTAAAATGTTTATTTATTCAAATACTTAGGTATGTTGATTGCTGCTTAGTTTGATAATATGGGAGTAATTCGTTGGGAAATTGAAATACTTGCTGAGATAATAGCGAAACATAGGAAGAAATTTCGATAAAATCATTACCAACAGAACTAACCCAGAAGAAGATGATGAGAGAATTGTTAAATTAAGAGAAAAAGGAGGGTTCTGGGGTAATTGTATTATAACAAGTATATTAGAATGGATAATAAATTGGGGTATTTATTTGATAATGTAAAATCTGTTGCTAAACAACATAAAATGAAAATGACCCAAATTTTAATGGATTGGTATTGGAAAAGTTTTAAATCAGTATTAACATAATATGACGAGTTCGTAGTTTTGGATTGATGGAATAAAGATATTATTGACAGCGATCATGTTCTATTGAACAATCTACCGGAATATAATGTGTATCACAACAAAGAAATAGTCATTTTATCATACAAACTTTTCGAACCGCGCTGAATATTGGACAGTGCATTGGGAAAGGACCAAAGTACAATAGACAATCTTGGGTAGAATCGGGACATGGGCAAAGTGACGCTAAATCCTAAAACTCAAGCTGATGCGGTTAAACATGACAGGTTTCGTCTATGCACATTCTTTCCAATTCGGTTCTCTCAACCCGATTCACCTAAATTCAACAAAATGATGTATGATAAGAATCAATTGACGTTATAAACAACTTCGTCTAAGGATGACAAATAATGTTCAACAACAAAGGAACGGAAATGACTTCCATCATAGAAAACAGGTTGGCCATATTGATCCAATACCTCACATTTATCATCCCAACACATATTCGAGTGTAGATCAATAATCTTAACATCAGTTTCTTCCCCGATCAACTTTATACGATCATTCAATTTTGGCACCTTCTTATCCCAATCTTCGAGTTGTAACGGTTTGATGCTATCCTGTTTCACTTTACCAGTAAATCGATCAATCATATTTGCGGGATCGAACCCGGTTCCAAAAATGCGTGGATAGTTAATAAACACCCGTATACCAAGTTCTGTTAGCTCGACCAAGGCCTGTTGAAAATCATCCATAATTTTGTCATAATCCTGGCTACTTTGGGTAAACTTTCCATTATTTTTACATGGCGGTGGTACCGATACTTCACTCATCGAAGATGAGGCCCTATCGTTCAAAGCTGGGGTGTAATGATTTATAATCAGCACTGATGTTGGTAAACTTTGTTTCAGATATTGTATATTTTGTACAAAGATATCGTATCCATTTTGATTCTGAAACTCTGAATTACATGGTAGGGCGCGGAGACCCGATTTACCTCTATGAATAATTGTCGTATTATTTGCGGTCTTATAAAACCTACTTAAGATAGCAAATGAATGGGAGTCCCCTAAAACTACCAATGTTTCGTCTTTCCCCTCATTGTATATTGTTCCCTCAAATCCATCTTCAAATACCCTTGACTTAAATTTACCTAAATTAAATCGTTCGATTCTTGGTAA